GACGATCTGCGGACGGCCGTACTGATCGATGGTGAGCTTGTTGGCCTGGAAGTATTGCGCCAAATTCTGATCGTCGGTGACACGGATCCAGCGCTCGGCCTTCCAGTAGCGCTGCACGATATTCCAGCAATCACGATAAACGCGGATTTTCCAGTTCTTGAACGCAGTGAGGTACGGGCCTAGCTCGGCAATACCCGCCTGTTGCAGCAATTGAATCGCGCGCCCGCTTGAATCCTCAAGCCCCTGCCCAATCAATGCCGGATTCGGCCCGAAGTTTTCAATCTCGTTCTTTGCTTCCTGCAGCAACTCAAGCTGGCCCTTAAAGTCGGCCATCGTGGTTGTGTCGGGTTCCATCTTGAGGCCGGGGTTAACCTCGATCCAGCCGTCGGCCTTGGCCCATTCCTTGCGCGACACTTCAATGTCGTCGACCGCGCCTTTTTCGCTGATCACCTTGCGCGAGTTGAGCAAATGCAGCGATTTGGAACGGCGGTGATTGATTTCGTCCTGCGGCGATTTCAAATTGCGCGGAAAACCATAACGATCGCCGTCGTGGTCGACGGAGGCCGAAAACATGCGGTAACGCGGAAACGTCTTGCCTTTCTCATCGATGAACGGCGACACCCCCTGCATCAAAACGACGTTGCCCGCGTACAGGCACCAGCGCCACTTGCCGCCCTTGATGTACCAGTGATCACACAGCCTGACTTTCTTCGCCGTGGTGTTGACCCAGTTTTTCTCGCGATCGAATTCAGTGACGTTGATCAGGTCCGATCCCGTTTCGATCAGATCCTCGAGCTCGTTGGCTTTTTCGGGCGCGATCTCCTTGGCCTGATCCAGATCACACCATTTTGCCACACCCATAAACCGGCAATCGGTGAAACCCTCATCGTAAGAACGCGGGTCATAGAAAAATCCATCGCCGTAAGTGATATGCAGGTCTAACGTCGGATCGCCGGTGTCTCCCGGCACCAGATCGTATTCGATCCCGGCAATGCCATCGATGGCGGCGCCTCTGGCAATGCGCGATGATTTCGACGCCCAATCATTTGAATCGAGCACATAGCGAATCGTCGCCGTGGCGATTTCGGCGCCCCGGTCGTGCATCGGTGTGCGCGCAAACGCTTTTGGATCCTGCCGCAAGCGTTCGACCAGGCCCACCACCGCATCGATCTTGCGGACTATGCGGTTGGACGTCACAACCGGCTGCTTGCGATCGCGTAACGTCCTGATCTCTTCGCGCGTCCACTGATCGCCGTGGTAATAGTGCCGCGCCTCGAGCATTTCATAGCCTTCGGCGCTTTTGGCCGCGGCGTAGTCCTGGTACTGGCGTCTCAGCTTTGTCGTATCGAGGATATCAGCCGCATCCTCTTCGTCGACGGCATAGCCCTGCTTCGCCTGTTGCGTCGCAACCGGCAGATATTGCGGGCTTTCCATTTTTTTGTCCGCTCGAGAAATGTTTAACCGCCGCCTGCCCCGCGGGCTGTGACGCCAACTTCCCTTGGGAGTGCCTTTGGGAGGATGACACCCGCGGAGACAAGCGACGGACAGCGGGAGGGGTGAGGGGTTGTCTCGAAAATCCCGCTATGCCAGTTTTCGTTTGCGTCCGAACACGCCAAGCAGCCCGAGCCCGCCCGCGAACAGCCAAACCGCTCCCGGCAATGGCGTTGTATCGACGCCAAACGCCAGGATTTGATTTTGTGCGGGCGCGTCCAGCAATTCAACCGAGCAACCGGGACAATCCCAGATCCCGCCCGGCTGTACGTTGGCGACAAGCGCCGCAACCAGCGTTGCCAATGCACCAGACGCGTTATCCAAAAGCGTGCCCTGGTATTCGACGTTCCAGATCGCGAGCTGGAACGCGGCCGAGCCGTCGAGGCCAAAGGTATTGCCAAGCGTGCTCGAGGTGCCGTGGATCATCAAGGATCCGAGCTCGGCAATTTGCTGGTTGGTCAGGATTGGATTGGGAAAGCCGACGCCCGCGGTGGTGAGCGGCACGATATTGTAGATCGCGTTGGCTTGCAGATGATCAAACAAGTCGACGCACCAGGCGTCCAACGTCTGACCGGCATTCGGTCCCGTACCGTTGAGGACGATCATGCCAGCGCTGACACCGATACTTGTCGGTGACGTGATGGTGATATTCTGGCCGTTGATCTGGCCGAAACTGCCGTAGTCGAATTGATCGGCCCTGGCTGCGCCAGCGCACAAAAGAAATGCCCCGGCCAGCATTGCTGCTTTACGCATAGAATTGCCTCACATTGTTTGAGTAGATTTGGTTTGAGATTAAAAGATCACGGCTAGGATCAGGCACACGATCAGCGCCTCGATCAAAAACGCCGTCTCAATGCCGCGAGAAAATCTGGACTCCATAACCGGCACCTCATCGGTACCAGCCCCGGCCCGTTATAGTCCTTAACCGCTGCCACGCGGCGGTAGGAAGGTGCCGTCAATCGTCCTTGTCCTTGCCGCCCTTGCGCCCGCCCTTGCCGCCTTTTTTCACTTTGCCCATCGTCTTTCTCCTCAGGGGTTAATGATAAACAAGATGATCAGCACCACGATCGCGATCAAGATCACCGCGATTGCCCACAGATCCTCACTCTCGAAAGTCATCAATGCACGTTCAGCCGCTCGGCAAACATCGGATCGGCGTAAGCCGTTACCTCATTGCGCCTTGTTCTTGCGCTGGCCGTCATGGTCGAGCCCTTATTGCCGCACGCTTCCGCCGTAACGCCAACCTGGGCGTGACCAAAATCCGAATGACACCATTGCCCGCCCTCGAACAGCCCATGCGCCTCGGCAATCCGCGCTAATGTCGAGCGATCCGGTAAATGGCATTTCGCGCTGACGCGCCCCCTGCCCGTTTGGCAAACATCAAGCGCCTTACCGCACGGATGCAAAGAAGAATTTGAGCAATGGCCTCGCCTGATCCCGCCCATGAAATAAACCGTGGCCCCGGTCGCCTCAATGGCGTCGACGTAGCCCTGAAACTTTGCGGCGAACTCGACGCCAACGCGGGCGCTGGCACCTGTTTTATGTGAAACGACATTGCCGTTGCCATCGGCAACGGTATTGCGATGGTGAACTCTTGCACTCACTTGCGACGTTGCGAACACAGTAACCGCCATGATCGCAACGGCAATTGCTTGCCATCGTCTCATACAAACTCCCTTAAGTTTGTGAAAATTATCGTCCCTTCCCACCAGGCTTGCCGTTCACCCAACCGTAGTCCTTATGACTTGGCGGGATCGTCGACGTTATCGGCGCTGGCATCGGTATCCTCCACGCCGTCGTTTTCGACCATTTGATCGATCAAGTCGATAAAGCGGTTGGCGGCGTCACGCACCTTGACGATCTTTGCTATTTTGGTTTTTTCGTCAGAGTATTCCTTGACGATATCGGCAACGCCCTCGCGCGTTGCGTTGAGAACGCCGTCGATCAGCGCAAGATGAACCAGCTCGGTCTGTCCGTCGTAAGCGTCTTTCGCCATTGTCACCACGCCTTGAAGCCGTCGTCGGTCCCGGTTTTCATCGCCTTATAATGCGAGAACTCGATCGGGGCATTTGTGACAGGTTTTGGCCTGACCCCCCCGGTCATGCGATCGAGCAACTGCCCGACCAGCCCGATCGCGTCGACCTGATCGTCATGCTTCCCGGCATCGAAGGCCAATAACTCGCTGCGAAAGGCCGGATACCATTTGGCATACTCTGGAACGTACAAGCCCTCGAGCGCCATGCGTCCTCTTATCGATTGCGCCCTGACCCCCTTGTCGCCGCGGGTGGGAAACTGCTCGCGGAACACATAAGCGTGCCGCTCGCGCTGGCGCCGTTCCAGGAAAGGCCCAATTCCGCTCCGAATCTGCCCCTGCTCTTCGGCCCATCCCAGCGGGCGCCATTTCAAGACAAGATCGCAGAAGGCTTCGACCCATTCATCCGACGCGGTTTGCTTGCGCCAGACGTCAAGCAAATACATCTTGCCGTCAGGATCCAGGCCTACCACGGCGTGCACCGTGTAGTCGCCGCCGTCCGCGGTGACGGCATAATCACTACCGCCGTAAACCCTGAGCGTCTTGCGATCGGGCGGCAGATCATACGGCCGTAGCCATTCATTTTTAAAAAACACGCCCTCGTCCGGCGTCGGGTTTTGCAGATACATGGCCGACCAAAAACGCGGCTGGCTGTTGGTACGGATCCGTTCGAGTGTTTCGATCGGATAAGCGTCCGGCCATAATGCCGTGCCGTCGTCTTTAATCGCTGACAGCTCGACCACCTCCCACTTGTCGCCGCCCGCGTTTTGTTGCGCCAGCAATCTCCCGCACAAATCATCCTCGTGCATGCGGTGATTGATTATAACAATCCTTCCCCCAGGCATGAGCCGGTTGTAAGCCGTTCCGGTATACCAG